TCCATTGCCTTCGATGGCCAGTTGGTTTTCTGAAACAATGGCCTGTGCATTGACTTTGAAAGCGCCAGTTGATTCTACGGCAACTGAATAAGCACCGTTGACCAGACTGGAAGGTATAGTTCCTGTGATAGTAATATTGCCTTCTGCATCACTGGCTGTGGTGACTCCGCCTGCACCTACAAACTTGATGACTTCATCTGCAGATATTAATCTCTGTGTTGAATCATCTGCAGCCACTGAAAACTGATATGTGCCGCCCAGGTTGGGTTTGTTGGTTAGATCATTATAACTGCCACTGAATAGAGTTGGCTTGTCTGTTAAATCATTATAACTGATAACTCCGCTACCTCCTAACAATCCGTCAGTGTCAGTTAAGTCTGATACATCTGTGGGAGCATTAGGAATGTCTGCGTAGGTTATGTTTTGACTAATAGGAACATTATTAACTCTTAGTTCGTTAGTTCCTGGTTCTAGGCTTAAAGGAACACCACCTAAGAAAACTGTGCTGTTGCTGACATACAAACTTTTCCAGGGTCGCTGGAGTGTTCCTAATGTATGCTCATTAGCGATATTAGGCACAATGTCACCGTGCATAGTCAATTCGCTGTTAATGACTACTGCCTGGTCGATAACAATATTACTACTATCAGTAGTACTAATTATATTATTACTGAATTCAAAACTACCTAAATTTAAATTATTATCATTTAAACCTAATGCAGTATAAAGTTCGGTAAAATTTTGATTTACCTTGTCAAATGCTGTACGTAACGGATCTCCGTTACCTTTGTCAGCTGTACCTATATTAATAATTTGTTTAGCCATTATACACGCCCCACAGCAACTTCGATAACACCAGCCTCTAGTGTATCTTTATTTTGTAATGCTTTGCCTATAATCGTACCTACTTGGGGATTTATTGCCTTGGCAGCGTGTCCAGCTATGCCTGCTGTGGTTAGTAAATCTCCTTTCTTAACTTTACCAACTACTTTACAAGGTACACGACCCTGAAGTGCTATAAGTGCTCTTGTGCCTTCTAGTTGACCATTCATAGTAAACGCAGGGTTTTCACTAACAACTCCAGCTACGCGACTGTCTCCAAATGAAGTAGTAGTAGTTACTTCGGCATCGCCTCCAAATACTAATACAGTTCCTGATTCATATTCTTGGTCTGCACTATAATATTCTGCCAAGTCAGCTGCAAACGTGGCATGTAATGTTGATCCTGTGCCTAATGTCCACTGCCCTAGTACTGTAACTGCTGTAGAACTAGAATCTGAACCTACCGCACTAATTATATTAATACCACCGGGTGTTTTTAATCTAACAGTTGTACCACTATAATCTAAAACTGTAGCACCATTTAACTGGATACCCTCGACATCTATTAAACTACTTGCAGTAGTCCTTACTAATGCATTAGCAGCACCATCAGTTGTAATTAAGGTAGCACTAAATCCTGATGTACCTTCTGTTGCTGCTTTTGTAAATGTATAAGCATAACTCAATCCATTACTTGTAGATCCATTAAATTGATTCCATGTTCCTTTATTAACAATGGATTGCGGAGTAAGTTCTCTTGGATATGTAGCACTACCTGTAAAGTTACCTAATACACTTCCGTTGCCTATATCGGCTATTTCTGTTGCTGCAACACCGCCTGCTTTTATTCCAATAAATCCATCAGAACTAACTTCAAAGTTAGCACTGTCAAATATACCAACACCTCTTTGTAATGATACTGTACCGCCAGTCGGGCTACCACTAGTCTCGCTACAAGTAATTACAGTTTGTGTAAATGAACTTGTAACCACGACCCAATCACCATTGTAAGCACTTGGAGTTACACCTCTTACTGCAACTTTTTGTCCTACACTAAAAGGTATACCTCCAGGATTAGAATAAGTTAATCTTACTTGTCCTGAATTAGGAGTTCCGACTTCTATGTTAGAAATTGGAATACTAATTGCACTAACTGTCGTGCCTACTGGTGCAGAAGATAAATCTAATTTTTGTTGTTCAATAGCAGCGTTATCTGCTACAGTTAAATTATTGATAGCATCTGGAGTAATAGTAGCTGTGATATTATTTGCACTACTATCAAAACTGAATTCTAGGTCTCCGACTACATGAGCATTTTGAAAAACATTACCTGAGCTATCTTCTGTTCCGACATATACAAATAAATCAGCTGCTTTTGGATCGTTAATTTCAACGTCTAATAATTTGTATAAACTATCAACTGTTGCAATTTGCTCGGCTACATATAATTTAGTTGTAGCATCGTCGTCAACTAGCGGTGCTCCAAGATTAGTTATTCTATTGCCTCCTAGAATCATATCTGCTGTGGCACCTAAAGTACCATTTCTAGGCATGAATCCTGGGCCAATTAATGAAGGTGAAGGAGAACCAGTTTGAGTTAATCCAAGTCGTTTATTCATATAACTTACTACAGCACTTTCTGTTGGTGCAGTGTCCGTAGCAGCATCAATCATGGTATCGTCTGTACTGAACTCGTTTACAGTTACACCACGTTTAAAACCAATACCTGTCAAGTTACTTAGAGCAATACCAGCATTGAAAGTAACATCACCTGTGCCCTGGTCAACAGTAAAGAATCTACCTACTCTAAAGATACCATCTTGGTCAGTACTTACCCAGAATACACGACCAGTAGTTTCTTCTACAACTTCTTTTTCTTGGTCAGGATTTACACTAGGCTCTCCAAATAACACAGATGGATAGTTAGTAGTGTTATATCCTCCTGTTCCGATTTCTAAGAAGTCGTGTCCAGTGGCTCGCATGGTACTAATACGTACAGTTAAGTCGGCTAACCTTCCAGGAGGCAGACCTGCTCTAATAGTAAAATTATCTGTTGTACTGAATGGTTCTTGTAAACCATTTACCACAGGAGTAGGATTAACGTTAATACTTGAGGGACTTATATCTGCAATAGTAATATAAGCCGGTGTTACACCAGACGAAGCTGTATAACTTACAATTCTATGTAGTTTTCCTTGATACACAAATTCTAGTAATCCAGAATTCAACGCAGTAACGTCTCTAGTACTATTAATGTCAAAAACTGCAATATTTCGATCGCCTGCTAATGAACCCATAGTAAAAGGACCACCCAGCACAGGGTCAGTTGTAGTAACTGATGCAGCTTTGACTTGAGGTAATGTATAAGTAAAACTGCTGTCAAACGTTGCAATAATATTTCCAGTTGCTAACGGTCCTAAAGCAGCAGGTGCTTGTACACCAATAGCAATAGTTCTATAAGTAACATTAGTTTGGTCTCTGAACACAACCGCACTACTTGGTCTTGTTACAACAATTTCATCTAAGTTACTAAATTGTAAATTTTGTAAAATCCTAATATCTAATACTTCATTATCTGACAGAGCTTCTCTTAGCCCATTAGTAGAAGTATTATTTGATCCAGAAGTACTTAAATTAACTTTAAGAACTTCGGAACCAGCTTGTGCTCGACCACCACTAGTATAATTAGAAAAAGCTATTGTGTTTGTATTAATTGCAGTAACCAGTTGTTGGTCATCGTATAAGGCAAATTCATTGGCCGCATATCCTGTTGCCTTTACATAATATCCATCACCGGTAGTATTATTAATTTGTGTCATGCCAGACACAGAATCTAATCTTACTAGCTGACCATCTGTAAAGAAGTGGGAAGCAGCACAGGTCACTACAGCAGGATTCGCTTTTGTTATATTAGTTATTACAGCAGACGGAATAGCTTTACCAGTACCAAGTGTAGAACCAGTAGCAACGAATGATGTTCCTACAGTATTAGTACCAGCACCTACTAAAGTGAAATCACTAGTTCCAACGAATTGAATGGTATATCTTCTACCATTAATAAGTTCTGTAGCCGGGCGACCAGCAGCCAAGTTTGTTTTTTCACAGTTCGATATTTCGTATCTAGTTGTACCTTCGACTGTATGATAAATTTCTAATTCACTAACATTAAAAATTGGATATTGATAATCATATACATGAAAACTTAAATCTTCTGCTGTATCTCCGATATCGTAAGGAGCAGTACCAGTTAAATATGCTCTAGCTGTCTGACTTAATCTATTAACTAAAGTAATTTCATCAGGTACTTCGGTAGGATCTCCTCCAGCAGCTCTTAAACCATATTCGCCATTTGCACTAGAACAGTTTAATGCTCTAATCTGACCGCCATTATTTGCAAAGAAAGCAGTCCAGTTATAGTATGTAAATGTCGAAACTTGTTCTGTTATACCGTTGTTAGTAGCTACAATACCATAGCCTAAATCATTAACCTGTGTAAAGTCGTTGGCTAACATACTTCTATTACCAGCTGTTTCTAAAATGACGTCTGGAGTTCTAGGATATACCCATGGAAGTCCTGTAGCAGGGTCATTTACTGGCCAACTTGTGTTTGGATTTAAAGTTGCAACTGCTACACCTGTCGCAGGATTATATGAACTAATTGCATCTAACTGATATCGATTATCACTTATATAAAAACTTGTAGGTGTTTGAGGAGTTTTCTTTTGAAGATCGCTGCCTTGTAATGTAATCAATGTTACTCCACTTACTGTAGTAACACTTTGTACGGCTGCACTTATTCTTCCTACAAATCCATCAATAAACTGACCTCCAGCAAATCTTTGTTTGCCAATACTTCCAGTTAAACTAGTACACGTTTGAGCATATGGAGATTTACTTATTATTTGACCTTCAGGATCTAGTACCATCATAAATCCGCCGTGACCTTGACAGGTAACATTTCTTACGATAACGCCGTCGTTACATAAGAAAATATCCATGTCTTTATTATTTCTAGGAGGATTAAAAGATGCATTATAGGCAAATGCTACACTACTAATTAAATTAGTAATGGTAGTTTTGATAGTACTAGATAATCCTGAGCCGAATGTGGTATTAATAAATGTTGCAATATAAGTGATACCAGCTTGGCAGCTTGCAGTTAAAGTTACATCAACAAATTTGCCTTGCATTTCTAAAATATTAGATCTGCCACCTAGTTCAAGATCTGCAACTAAGGCATCTATAATATAACCAATATCTCTTTTACTCTTAGCAGTTTCTGTAGGACTTAATGCAGGGCCTAGAGCACTAACATAAGCAGTGACATCATTTTTAATGTTTTCTTTATTAGCACTGATTAGATTAGCAGCAGAAGTATATCCTCCTATGTTTTGATAAGAAGATCCTATATTTCTACTGTTTAATGGATTTTTTAGATAATGGTATCCGTATTCTACAACAGGATATATATACCAAGATCCAGAAGAAATACTTCCAGGACTAACTAAATCATTATAAAGTCTAACAACAAATGTTGCACCAAGAACACTTTCTATTATACCCTCTGCATCACCTGTTGTGGAAAAAACTTTACCTATCCAAGCCGAATTAGCAGTTCCGCTGGCTAGTGTCATAGTAATCTCGCCAGTAGTTCCACTAGGTACAAATGCTGTACCATCTCCAGTTCCTACACCAGATGCAATGAATTGTAATCCTACTGTGTTGGAAACAGCGCCAATTGCAGTGAAGTTGGTACTACCTATACTTTCGATAACATATGTTTGTCCAGGAGTAAATGAACCTGCTGTAACAGGCAATAATCCAGGATAAACTTTTACGCTCGGCGCAATATTAGCACCGGTAAAATTAGTCACTCTCATGCCATCGAACACAGTATCTCGGAAAAAGTAGTAGTCAGTCCATGGACTTTGACTTATTCTATCTTTAGGTCGTATAATAGTTCTTCTAAATTCATCCCCTTTTATACTGACATTTTGAGGTAACTTAATTGGATAATCTTCGTCGTATGTTCCACTTTCTACCCTAATAGTAATATTAAGGTCTTTAACTGATTCTCCATATTCTATTTCTTCACCTATATCAAAATTTATAGGTTTTAACAACTGGAACGTTAATCTATCGAATCCTGCTGTAGCGTTTCTCTCATATCTAAAAATTTTAGCAGTGGCACCTGTTGTCACACCTTTAATAAGTTTTCCACTTAAAATATCAGTGTTAAGTGGATTTCCTTGATCGACATATCCAAGTCCGCCATTAGAAAAACTAAATCTGTGTAGACCTGTTCCAAAATCTTCAGCTGGTGCTGCATCTATACCGTTTTCTACAATGTCAAGAATCGTATTAATTCTAGCTAATACAATGTCGTCGGTGGTATTAAATTCAGCTGGAACACTTCCATTTGCTGTATAAGAAATAGTTGTATTATAAATTGTAGCAGGCGATGAGTCGTCTAACGCAAGTTGAATCAATTCACTTGCTTTTTGAATTCCTGCTAATGTCTGTCCTAATTGTTGACTACTTGCTACTAATGCACTTACGTTTCTAAAATAAGATTTACCTGCTTTTACAGATTGGTAGTTGCCGCCGGTTAACAAGTCAATACAAACAGCTTCAATGATTAATCCAACATCTCTTTTACAAGTCGAATTGTCATACTGAAATCCAGTAAAGTCAACATTTCCGTAACCAGTAACACTTATTGTGAGTTCGTTAGTAATTTGATAGTTTAACCATGCAATTACTTCTTCTTGAATAAATGCTTTATTTCTTAACAGATGAGTAGTTGTTGCAGTATAACCTGTACCGTTAATTATTTCGTAAGTGGATGTGGCAACGGTTGTAAATGTTTGATCTGTACCTACTGTATAACTAATTTTTTGTCTGTAAGGACCTGGTTCAACTTGAGCGATATTTAAAAGATCTTCTGCTTTAGCACAAGCAGCACTTACTGATCGATATGCATAGGCAAATGCTCTACCTTCTTTTCCATAGGGAGTGTTTAGTTGTCTATCGTCACCTGATGTACTTACAAATAAATTAATTGCACTGGCAAAACTACTGTTATCGACATAATATTTTGTAGCGGCTTGTAAATCGTCTGGGCCATTAGGACTACCAGCACCAGCTAATGAACCAGGATGATCATAAAGGTATAATGGTCCTTCCATATCATCACCTTGGCGTCTAACAGATGCCTTTCTAGGCATAGCTTCATTTCCTGTATAGTTGCCAAACAGTTCTTCGTCGAACGCTGCATCTACTAAAGTTTGTGTTCCAGACCCGCCTCCATCTACAACATTAAGTTTGACCGTGCCGTTTGCTGGATATTCTCTTGCATCATAAGCAGACGGATGTAGACTAAAATGATCTTCGTCGACTATCTTGATATAATAGGTATTTCCAGCAACTAAAGGAGCAGCGGCACTGCCAGTAGTTTGATATTTTACAGCGAACCCATCGAAACCACTATTTTTACCATGAGCAACAACTTTTGCTAAACCTGATCCTTTACCGAATACACTTTCGAATTCTGCTACAGTTTGTGTATATTCGCTGCGATCTACAGGTTCATCTCTGACACGTATTGTACCTCCACCGCCACCTGAACCAGATTGTTGAATATATCTACGATCTGCGTACCCACGGTTAATTAAAATTTCATTTTCTGTTATTGCATTTAATCCTGTTAAACTATGTGCAGTATTGAATACATTTACAGCCTCGGGGCTAGGATCTGCCGAATTTGCAATAGCGAATTGTCTTCCATTTAACGGTCCACCTAAAGACGGACTAACGTCGGACTGAACATCAACATTAGTTGCGCGAATGACAATTTCGGTAGTTTCATTATCAATTGCAATACCTAGTCCAGCAACGAGATCTTTCGCAAGAATTTCATCGGCTGCGCTGTTAGAAATAAAGACTTGATTGGCAGCATAAACTGGAAAGTCATCTAAATCACTGGCTCTGATACGATCACCAGATCCAAAAATGGCATATAGGTCTTTAAAATTCTCGTTTACTTTTCTAAACGACTCTCGGATACTGTCGCCTGTGCCGTCGTTACCTACTGTACCGATATCAACAATTTGTCTTGCCATTTTTAAACCTCATCAAAATCATAACTATCGGGCATAGAAAAACTAGATCCACACCCGCAAGTACTCTGTACATTTGGATTCTTTATTGT